AAGTTTCAACACTATATGCAGAAACATTAGCAACATCAACTTCATTAGACCCATTATCAGAAGATACAACAGACACACTACAAGTACTTGGAGATAGTTCTTGTATTGCTACTTATAGATTTGAAAATGATGAAACAGATTTAAGTGGTAACTATGATGGAACTGGAACAGAAATACAATATGCAGCAGGAAGATATGGACAGGCAGGAGATTTCAATGGAAGTACATCTGAAGTAACAACTTCTGATATGACTGGATTAGACAGTACTACCATAAGTTTAAGTGCTTGGGTGTATTTTGATGCAGTAGGTGTAGAAAATACAATATTTTCAAGGTTTGGTGGGTGTGGTAATCATTCTTGTTATCAAATAATTTTAAGAACAACTTCATCTAATGTGTGGTCATTTGCAACTTATGATGGTACAGGCAATGGTGATAGTTTAACATCTACTGATACTGTTTCAACAGGAGAATGGTATCACGTGGTTATTGTTGCTGATGGAACAAATAAAAAAATATATGTAAATAACGAGCAAGTTGCATCAAGTACAGTGGCATTTTCAGTTAACACTTCTTCAGGTGAAGGATTAAATATTGGTGGTAGAGGTGATTTTGCAGCATCAAGTACTTCAAGAATGAATGGTAGAATAGACCAAGTAAGAACATTTAGCAAAGCATTATCAGCAAGTGAAGTAACTACATTGTATAATGAAAACTCACTTGTAGCTTCTTATAGATTTGAAGGAAATGCAAATGATGATACAAGAAATTATGATGGTACTGCAAGTAATGTTACTTATGAATACGGATTAAACTTTACTCCTGATTTTGTTTGGACGAAAGCAAGAACAAGTCCTTATTCTCACAACTTACAAGATTCAACAAGGGGCGGTGGTTCAAGTAATGCTTTAAACCCTAACTTAAATCTTGCTGCTGGAACTTACGGTATATATGGTTTTGTAGATACATTTGATACAGGAGGATTTACAACTGGAACAGGTTCTACAAATAATGTTCACGTTAATGCGAATAGTGAAGATTACGTTGCTTGGTGTTTTAAAGCAAACGGAGGAACTACAAGCAGCAATACTGATGGAAGTATTACAAGTACAGTACAAGTCAACGAAGATGCAGGATTTAGTATTATATCTTGGACTGGAACAGGTGCGCAAGGTACAATTGGACACGGACTATCAGCAGCCCCAGAAGTAATACTTTCAAAAAGATTAGATTCTGCTAATAACTGGACTGTATATCAAAAAGATTTAGGTTTAAGTCATACTACATATCCTAACTGGTTGTATTTAAATTTTACTTCTGAAGAACAAGCTAGCGGGTCAAGCGTTAATCACCCTTATTATCAAGCTCCTTCATCTACACTTATATATCAAAATACAGGAACAAGTGAACTTTCAAATGTGGCTGGAGCTCAATATATATCATATTGTTTTGCTTCAGTAGCATCGTATTCATCTTTTGGTTCATACACAGGTAATGGTTCTACAAATGGGCCGATTGTAGAAACAGGATTTGAGCCTGCGTTTATAATGACAAAGCAAACAAACACTGCATCTAATTGGGTAATTGTAGATAATAAAAGAAGCACGATAAACCCAAGAGATAAAGGCTTAAGACCAAATTCAGATGTAACTGAAGCAACTGTATCAAATAATATGGTTGTAGATTTTTTATCTAATGGTTTTCAATTAAAGCAAACAAGTGGGGCTAATGACAATGGAGGAACATTTATCTATATGGCATTTGCTGCAGACCCTGACACAGAAGCACCAACAGTAGCAAAAAGTTTTAGTACAGTAGCTTATACAGGTAATAGCAGCACACAGAGTATCGAGGGGTTAGGATTTAGTCCGAATTTAGTTTGGATAAAAGGAAGAAACAATACTTATGTTCACGGATTATATGATACAATTAGAGGGTCTTTACAAAGATTACGTTCTAATGGGACTCAAGCTAATGAAAATGTTCCAAATTCATTAACTTCATTTGATTCAGATGGTTTTACTCTCGGAAGTGATATTGGACAAAATCAAAGTGCAAACAATTACGTTGCTTGGGCTTTTAAAGCTGATGATAACGAACCGACAATCTATGGAGGTTCAGCATTAGCAGTATATAAATTTGAGGACAATGCTAACGATGTTAGAGGAAATTACAATGCTACAGCTACAAATATAACTTATGTAACTGGAAAATTTAATAAAGCAGCTTCTTTTGTTGAAAGCAATAGTAGTGAAATAGATTTTAGCAATAGTATACACGGTTCATCTTTTTCTATGTCTTTTTGGATGAAAGCTACAGATATGGGAGCAGGTACAACCGCTACAGCTTATTCAATATATTCTGCTTATGTAGATGTTAATAATTATTTTAGACCAGTATTATATGGAGATGGTTCTTTATTGTTATTAACTAAATATAGTGGTACTTTTAAAAGCAACTTAACATCATCAGGTATTATAACAGAAAATACTTGGCATCACATTGTATTTAATTTTACACCTACAGATACTAAAGCTTATGTTGACGGGGTTAATATTGGTACTTTCCCAAGCTATGACCCTATATCTTTTACATCTAAAGCTTTCGGGACAGACAGGGGTAATCCTGATTTTACAGGAGACATTGACCAATTAAGATTTTATGATGCTGCATTAACACAAGAAAATGTAACAGCTTTATATAATGAAACTGCATCTGACAATGATGATTTAACTTTTGGTGCACCTGGAGAAGTCGTAATTAGTGCAAATGCTAATGCAGGATTTAGTATAGTTAAATATGAAGGAGATGGGCTACGAAATCATAAAGTTCCTCACGGTCTTTCAGCAGCACCAGAATTGGTTTTTATAAAAAATCTTGACCAAGCTGTTACTTGGCAGCTATTTGGTAGTACATTTTTTGATAGAATGCAGTTTGATACAGGTGGAGATGATGGTAACTATCCACTATCTTATTCATCAACGACTATAACATTACCGCAAAGTGGTCAACACGCTAATAATGAGTGGAATGCTTCTGGTAATAATTATATAGCTTATTGTTGGCATTCAGTAGCTGGATATAGCAAGATTGGAAGTTATAGCGGAAATAATACTGGGCAAACTATCACTACAGGATTTCAACCAGATTTTCTTATGTTAAAGAAAACTAATGTAACTTCCGAATGGTGGATAATGGATAGTGTGAGAGGTACTACAAATAATTTAGAAGCAAACACAAGTGATGCAGAAAATACAGGCATATCAGGTGCACCTACATTTGTATCAACAGGGTTTAATTTTTCAGGAAGTACATTTAATGAAACAGGTACAGATTGGATATATATGGCATTTAAAATAAATTAAAATGAATGGATTTGAACCATTCACATAATGCGTAATATATAAAAAATATAATTTAATCAAATTCAATAAATTAAATAAAATGGCAAAAAATAAAATTAAGAAAGAGGAGCTTGAAGACCTTCAGGCTAAAGTTATTAATATAAATAATCTTCAATATAAATTAGGAGCATTAGAGATTGAAAAAAGCAAAGTATTACAATCTTATGATGTTGCAAAAACAGAATTAAAAACTTTACAGTTAGCTCTTAAAGAAGTTTATGGGGGTGTTAGTATTGATGTAAACGATGGTAGCATTAAAAAAATAGAAGAAGCAGATGAGCAAATTGATAAGAAAAATTAGTGTTGGTAAAGATTACAAAACTGACGCAATGCATTATGCTGTTGGGCAAGAAGTATATGGCGGGCATATTATAAGCGATATAATAGAAGATAAAGAAAAGTATTCTATATATATAAAAAAGAAAAACGATATACTTCCTTGGAAAAGTTTTAATAAAAATATGGCTATAAGCGTAGAATATAATTTAGAATATTAATGAAACCCTTATACGCATATTTAATAAAACCCAAAAATAATAGATACAATAATAAGAAAAAAATAGGTGATACAGAATTAATTTTAAATACAGATATATCTGATCACAAATTTATAAGCAGAGAAGCTATAGTTTGCGAAACACCTATTATATGTAATACAAATATTAAGAAAGGAGATACTATTATTGTGCATCATAATATATTTAGAAGATGGTATGATGTTAGGGGTATTGAAAGAAATAGCAAAAGCTATTTTAAAAATAATTTATATTTTTGCGAACCTAATCAAATATTTTTATACAAGCATAAAAAAGATTGGAAAGCGAGTGAAGGATTTTGTTTTGTAAAACCATTGCTTAATCAAAATCAATTTTCTACTGATAAAGAAAAACCATTGACAGGGATTGTAAAATATATAGATAATTCAAATATTGTTAAATTAAATCAAAAAATCGGATTTACTCCTTATAGTGAATATGAGTTTATTATAAACGATGAAAAGCTATATAGAATAATGACAAAAGAAATATCTATTAATTATGGATATAAAAAAGAAGAAGCAGAGTATAATCCAAGCTGGATATAGAGCAGTTGATGAACTTGTTAAAGTTGCTAAAGAGCCTATAGTTGAGACCGATGATGATGTTTCAGCTGATAGATTAAAAAACGCAGCAGCTACAAAAAAGTTGGCTATATTTGATGCATTTGAAATATTAAATAGAATACAAGGGGAAGAAGCCATGCTAAATAATAAACCAATAGAAAACAAAAAAGAAGCTTTTAGCGGTTTTGCAGAAAAAAGGTCTAGGTAATGGGTTATCAACAAACTTTGTATAAAATTGTTGAACCAATTAAACGAACAACAATACATAGGCTAAATAAAAGGAAAGCTTGGAAGTATGGGTATAATGCAGAACACGATGTTGTTGTTATTAGTAAGTCAGGTAAGATAGGTGATATATATGAAATACAAAATCTAAAGATTGCTTTGCCGCTTGAAGAAAACGTGTATAGCAAATATGATAAGTGGACACCTGAAGAATATCCAAAAGAATTAAAAAACATTAAAACCATATTCGACTGGCAAACATATCCAACTGAGTTTAAAGAAAAGTGGCATGCGTACATTGATAGAGAATTTACCAGACGCGAAAAAGGCTTTTGGTTTTGCAACAAAGGTGGTAGCACTTATATTACTGGTTCTCATTATATGTACTTGCAGTGGTCCAAGATTGATGTTGGGCAGCCAGAGTTTAGAGAAGCAAACAGATTATTCTTCATATTCTGGGAAGCATGTAAGGCAGATAAAAGATGTTATGGAATATGCTATCTTAAAAACAGACGGTCTGGATTTAGTTTCATGTCGTCCGCAGAAACAGTTAATCAAGCTACTATCAGTTCCGATGCTAGATTCGGAATACTATCAAAGACTGGTGCTGATGCAAAGAAGATGTTTACAGATAAGGTCGTCCCAATATCCGTACACTACCCGTTCTTCTTTAAACCGATACAAGATGGAATGGATAGACCCAAAACCGAACTTGCGTATAGAGTACCTGCATCCAAACTCACAAGGAAATCCATCAGTGCAACCGGGGCCAACCAAAGGGAAAGTCTTGAAGGGCTCGATACAACAATAGATTGGAAAAACACAGGGGACAACTCTTATGATGGTGAAAAGTTAAAATTACTTGTTCACGATGAATCTGGTAAATGGGAAAGACCAGATAATATATTAAACAACTGGCGTGTTACAAAAACAACGTTGAGATTAGGAAGTAGAATTATAGGAAAGTGTATGATGGGATCAACATCAAATGCACTAGATAAAGGAGGTGATAACTTTAAAAAATTATACAATGGCTCAGACGTTACAAAAAGAAACCGAAATGGACAAACTAGCTCAGGACTATATAGTTTGTTCATACCTATGGAATGGAACTACGAAGGATTCATTGATTCTTATGGATTACCTGTATTCGATACGCCCGAATCTCCGGTTGAAGGACCATATGGGGATCCAATCGATATTGGAATCATAGAGCATTGGGATAATGAAGCAGACGGTTTAAGAAATGACCAAGACGGTTTAAATGAATTTTATAGACAGTTTCCGCGTACAGAAGAACACGCTTTCAGAGATGAAACAAAAAACAGTATATTTAATTTACAGAAAATATACGAGCAAATAGATTATAATGGCGATATTAATAAAAATAAATTTATAGCCAAAGGAAATTTTGTATGGGAAAATGGTGTAAAAGATACAAAGGTATTATTTATGCCAAACAACAGTGGGAGATTTAATATAACTTGGGTTCCTCCTGTTTATATGCAAAATAGAATAGCATTAAAAAATGGTTTAAAATATCCAGCCAATGATCATATAGGAGCATTTGGATGTGATAGTTATGATATATCAGGTACAACTGATGGACAAGGTTCAAAAGGATCTTTACATGGGTTAACAAAATTTAGCTTAGATGAAGCTCCCTCTAATTCATTTTTTTTAGAATATATTGCAAGACCTCAAACAGCTGAAATGTTTTTTGAAGATGTGCTTATGGCGTTAGTATTTTATGGAATGCCACTACTTGCAGAAAATAACAAACCAAGACTTCTTTATTATTTAAAAAGAAGAGGATATAGGGGTTATTCAATGAATAGACCTGACAAACTTTATAATAAATTATCTGTAGCAGAAAGAGAAATAGGTGGAATACCAAACTCATCTGAAGATATTAGGCAAGCACACGCAGCCGCAATTGAATCATATATTGATAAATATGTAGGATTAAAAGAAGATGGTTCATATGGTGATTTATATTTTAATAAAACATTAAATGATTGGGCTGGTTTTGATATAAACAAAAGAACAAAATTTGATGCGGCTATTAGCTCAGGACTAGCAATTATGGCGTGTAATAAAAACATGTATACACCCGCCGCAATTAGAACAACTAAAAAACTAGAATTTGGTTTTAAAAAATATAGTAATAAAGGAGTAATATCCAAAATATTAAAGTAAATGGCAAAAACACACCCAACAGGATTATTTCCTAGTCAAGCAGTATCTGACGCAGAGAAAGCAAGTTTAGAGTATGGAACTAAAGTTGGAATAGCTATTGAATCAGAATGGTTTAAAAGAGATTCTGGTACATCAAGATATCAATCAAATAGAGAAAATTTTCATAGGTTAAGACTTTATGCAAGAGGAGAGCAGTCAATACAAAAATATAAAGATGAATTATCTATAAATGGTGATTTATCATATTTAAATTTAGATTGGAAACCTGTACCTATTATACCAAAATTTGTAGATATAGTAGTAAATGGTATTGCTGAAAGAATGTATGATATAAAAGCATATTCTCAAGATCCATCTTCTGTTAAGAAAAGAACAGATTATATGGATAATATTTTAAGAGATATGCAGGCTAAAGAATATATTGAAGAAATAAAAGGTACTTTAGGTATTGATACTTTTAAAACAGATCCTACAAAGCTTCCAATGGATGAAAATGAACTGGGTGTTCACATGCAAATGGAATATAAGCAAGGTATTGAAATTGCTCAAGAAGAAGCTATTAATAATGTTTTAGACAAAAACAAGTATGAATTAATAAAGAAAAGGCTTGACTATGATATAGCTGTTATTGGAATGGCTTGTGTAAGAAACGGTTTTAATAAATCAGAAGGAATTAAAATTAATTATGTTGATCCTGCTGATATTGTTTATTCTTTTACAGAATCTCCATATTTTGATGATTTATATTATGTGGGTGAAATTAAAAAAATAAGCATTGTTGAACTTAAAAAACAATATCCTAATATTACAGATGACGAAATTGCTACGATAGAAAAAAATGGATTAGGATCGGGTCATTTATTATATAATAAATCATATGGTGCAATAGACGGCGATGATGAAGGATTTGTGTATGTATTATATTTTGAATATAAAACTTACAAAAATCAAATTTATAAAATTAAAAATACTGTATCAGGCGGTAAAAAAGCAATTAAAAAAGATGACAGTTTTAATCCTCCTGCAGATCAAAGAGCTAGATTTGAAAAAGTAAATAGAGCAATTGAAGTTTTATATACTGGTGCAAAAATAATAGGTAGCCAAAATTTATTAGAATGGAAGCTTGCTGAAAATATGACAAGACCTAAGTCTGATACTACAAAAGTTGAAATGTCATATAATATTGTAGCGCCTAGAGTATATAAAGGAAGATTAGAATCACTTGTTAGTAGAATGACAACATTTGCTGATATGATTCAATTAACGCATTTAAAGCTACAACAAGTATTAGCTAGAATGGTTCCAGACGGTGTATTTTTAGATGCAGATGGTATAGCGGAAGTAGATTTAGGTAATGGAACAAATTATAATCCGCAAGAAGCGTTAAATATGTATTTCCAAACAGGTTCTGTAATTGGTAGATCAATGACGCAAGATGGTGAATTTAATAATGGAAGAGTACCAATACAAGAGCTGCAAACAAATAGCGGCGGAGCAAAAATTAATTCATTAATTACTGCATATAATTATTATTTACAAAATATGCGAGATGTAACAGGTTTAAATGAAGCAAGAGATGGCTCAACACCTGATAAAAACGCATTAGTAGGATTACAAAAAATTGCAGCAGCAAATTCTAATACAGCAACAAGACACGTTTTACAAGGTGGATTATACCTTACTCTTAAAACAGCAGAAGCTATTTCTTTAAGAATATCAGATGTATTAGAATACGGAAATACAAACAACTCATTTATAAATTCATTAGGAAGATTTAATGTAGCTAATTTAAAAGAAGTAGCGGAGTTACATCTTCATGATTTTGGTATATTTTTAGAGCTAACTCCTGATGAAGAAGAAAAACAACTTCTTGAAAATAATATACAAGCATCATTACAAAAAGATCAAATAAATTTAGAAGATGCAATTGATATTAGAAATGTAAAAAATTTAAAGCTCGCTAATGAATTATTAAAAGTAAGAAGAAGAAAAAAATTAGAACAAGATCAAGCTATAGCCGCAAGAAATATAGAATTACAATCTGAATCTAATGCGAAATCAGCAGAAGCAGCGGCGGCAGTAGACATTCAAAAAAATACTGTTTTAACCGAAAATAAAGTTAAAATGAATCAAGCTCAAGTTCAGTTTGATATACAAAAATTAGAAAGAGAAGCTGCAATTAAAAAAGAGCTTATGCTGCATGAGTTTCAGCTAAACGTAAAGCTTAAAGAAATGGATTTACGAGTAATTAATGATAAAGAAAAGTACCGTGAAGATAGAAAAGATAAAAGAACTAAAATCCAAGCTTCACAGCAGTCCGAGCTTATAGAACAAAGAAAAAACAATACGCCTCCAAAAGATTTTGAATCATCAGGATTTGATACATTAGGCGGATTCGGTTTAGAACAATTTGAACCAAGGTAAAAAACTTTAACCTTAAATAAAGTTAATTAATTATATTATATTATGTCAGAAGAAATAAAAGCAAAAGTTGTAGAGGAAGAAAATCCATCTATAGCTGAAAAAGAAACAAAAGTACTTAAAAAAATAGGTGCTGATACTGGTAATGATACTGTTACCAAAGTAGATTTAAGGCAACCTTTAAAAAAAGAAACAGATGCCGTTCAAGAACAAAGCACAGATGAAAGCGTGTTACGCGGAAGCGGCACGGATGAAAAAGCAGGGGAAGAAGCCGAAGTGGAATTGCAAGAAGTACAGCAAGAAGAAAATCAGCTGACTTTAGAAGAAGTAATTGAAGAAGAAGCTAAGGAAGAACCTAAAGAAAAAGTAGAGGAAAAAATAGAAGAAGAAAAAATTACTCCTGAAGTTGAAAAATACGATGAAGTAAATATACCAGATAATATACATGATCTAATACAATTTATGAATGAAACAGGTGGCACAGTAGAAGATTTTGTAAATTTAAATAAAGATTATGCCTCATATGATAATAATCAAATTATTAAAGAATATTATAATAAAACAAAACCTCACTTAGATTCAGAGGAAATAAATTTTTTAATAGAAGATAGATTTTCATATGACGAAGAAGTAGATGATCCTAAAGAAATAAAAAGAAAGCAAGTTGCTTATAAGGAGCAAATAGCTGAAGCAAAAGAATATCTTGAAGGACAAAAAAATAAATACTATAAAGAGGTAAAAATAAACGGTAGTTTAAGCAAAGAGCAACAAAAAGCTATTGACTTCTTTAATAGATACAATACTGAGCAACAAGAAATTGCTCAACAACAAACACAAGCGACAAATCAATTTAAGATGAAAACCAACGAGGTTTTTAATCAAGAATTCAAAGGTTTTGATTTCAAAGTTAATGATAAAAAATTTAGGTATAATCTTAAAGATGTTGAAAATGTTAAAAATACTCAAATGGATATTATGAATATTGTAGGTAGTTACCTCGATGATAATAATAAACTAAGTGATGGGTATGGTTATCATAAAGCATTATTTGCCGCTAAAAACGCCGATAATATTGCAAATCATTTTTATCAGCTTGGTAAAACAGAAGCCATAAAAGAAATTTCGTCTGAATCCAAAAATATAAATATGGACCCAAGACAAACAAGTTCAGGCGTTGTTGAATCAGGTGGTATAAAAGTAAGAGCAATATCCGGTGACGATAGTTCAAAACTACGTATAAAACTTAAAAAGTAATAATAATTAAAAATATAAATTAAAATGGCAGCAGTAACTCCTGTAGCTGGTGGTAGTTTAAATTCTACTCCAGCTCCAGTTAAACAAACTCTATCATCAAACTACCTATCATTCACAGGTGGTTCTAATGATTGGTCTCAGCAGTATTTACCAGATTTATATGAGCAAGAAGTAGAAGTATTTGGAAACAGATCAGTTGCTTCTTTCTTAAGAATGGTAGGTGCTGAAATGCCTATGACTTCAGATCAAGTTGTTTGGTCAGAGCAAGGCAGACTACATTTACATTACAAAGGCGCAGCAGTAACAGACGCCGGTGTAATTACAATTGCAAGTGCAGGAACTCACGCAGTAAGAGTTGGACAAACTATTGTTCTTAGTGACAATCAAGCTACTCCAACTGTTATTAAAGCGTATGTGTCGGCAATTGCAAGTGACAACACTACATTAACAGTTATTCCTTATTCAGGAGGCGCAACAGTTGGTGCAGTAACAGGATTTGATACAGCAACTGACAACGCAGCAAATACTTGTGATTTCTTCGTTTTTGGTTCTGAATTCAAAAAAGGAACAGCAGGTATGACTAATTCAGTTCAACCTTCTTTTGCTTCTTTAACTAACAAACCAATTATCATTAAAGATAAATACGAAGTATCAGGATCTGACGCTTCTCAAATTGGTTGGGTTGAAGTAACAGGAGAACAAGGTCAAACTGGTTACTTATGGTACTTAAAAGCTGAAGGTGACACAAGACAAAGATTTGAAGATAACCTTGAAATGGCAATGGTTGAAGGTGAATTTGCTAAAGCAACAGGTGGTGTAGATTCTATTTTAGGAACTGCAGCGGCTGATGACACAGCAGGTACAGAAGGTCTTTTTGCAGCAGTAACTGCAAGAGGTCACGTTACAACAGGTATTGCGGGTTCTTCAACAGCAGATGATTTAGGCTCATTTGATGAAATACTTAAAAAATTCGATGCACAAGGTGCTATTGAAGAAAATATGTTATTCATTAATAGAGATGTTTCATTAGCAATTGATGACATGCTAGCAGCACAAAATTCTTATGGTTCAGGTGGTACATCTTACGGTGTTTTCTCAAACAGCGAAGATATGGCACTTAATTTAGGTTTCTCTGGTTTTAGAAGAGGTTCTTACGACTTCTACAAAACAGACTGGAAATACTTAAATGACGGCTCAACAAGAGGTATTATTGAAAACGATATTAGAGGGGTAATTGTACCAGCTGGTACTTCTACTGTTTATGACCAAATTCTTGGTAAAAACATTAAGAGACCTTTCTTACACGTTAGATATAGAGCTTCACAAGCTGATGATAGAAAAATGAAATCTTGGACAACTGGTTCAGTTGGAGGAAACTTCAGTTCTGATCTAGACGCAATGGAGGTTCACTACCTATCAGAAAGATGTTTAATTACACAAGGTGCTAACAACTTTATGTTATTAACTTCTTAATTTTTTACAGTAGAGCAGGGCGTGTTTTATCGCCCTAGCTTTACTTTTTATTAACTTATATTATATTATATTATGGCAAAAAAAGCAACAGCTCAAAAGAGCACAGAAAACGCAGTGGCTGAAGCACCTGTTGAAACAATTATAAAAGAAACACCTAAAACTGTAAAAAAAGAAAAAGATACAGGATGGGTAATAAAGGATAGGGTATATGCGTTAAAAGATGGTTTAGCACCATTAACATATACTATTAAAAGTTCTAACATATATTATTTTGATGAAGAAAAAGGATATGAGAGAGAACTTAAATATACTGTAAATCAAAGAACACCTTTTGTAGATGAATTTAAAGGTGACGCTCAATTAGCACACATTACATTTACAGATGGGACTTTAAATGTTCCAAAAGAAAAACAAACACTACAAAAACTTTTATCATTATATCATCCTCAAAGAAATGCATTATTTTTTGAATTTGATTCAGAAGCAAATGCAGAAAATGAGCTGGATATGATTGAATTAGAAGTTGAAGCTTTAAATTTAGCAATGAGCATGGATATTGATCATATGGAGGCAATAGTACGTGTTGAGGCTGGTTCTAAAGCATCTAAGATGAGCTCTAGTGAGCTTAAACGTGATTTGATTAAAATGGCTAAGCAAAATCCAGTTTTGTTCTTAGAATTAGCAAATGACGAAAATATAAATATTAGAAATATGGGTATTAGAGCTGTTGAGGCAGGTATTATAAAATTATCTGATGATCAAAGAACTTTTACTTGGGCTTCAACTAATAAAAAATTAGTTACTGTCCCATATGAAGAAAACCCATATTCAGCACTTACACAATTCTTTAAAACAGATGAAGGAGTAGATGTGTATGATGCAATTGAAAAAAGATTAAAATAATTAACAATAGCTAAGGCCCTTCGGGGCCAACGGCTATAAAAAATATAATATGGCCATTAATGTAAATACTGTTTATAGAACCGTTTTATCTTTATTAAATAGAGAGCAGCGAGGGTTTTTAACGCCGGATCAATATAATCGATATGCCAGAATGGCTCAACTTGATTTATTAGATAAGGCTTTTTTAGATTATAATCGTTACTTAACTAGAAAAGAAACAGGTACTATAAATGATGAATATGCAAATCTTGCTAAAAATACAAAAGAAAAAATTGACGTATTTTCAATATCAGCTACATTAAATTTTACAGATGGTGTTACAGCGGTTCCTACAAATTTGTATAAATGTATAATGATTAGCACGGGTTCAAGGGCTATTGAAGTGGAAGAAATGCAAAAATCAGATTTACCCGCAATTAAATCCTCAAAACTTACAACCCCAACTACTTCATATCCAATATATTATAGACAGGGAAGCTTTTTTTATATATTACCAGCTACTATATCTTCCGCTACTATAGACTATATATTTAAACCATCTGATCCAATATGGGCGTTCACATCAGGGGCAACATATGGGGATATGGAATATTCAAGTATAAATTCTGTAAATTTTAGTTTACATGATTCTGAAGAAGTTGCATTAATTACAAAAATACTGCTTTTAGCAGGAGTTACCATAAAAGATCCTAATGTTGTTCAGGTGGCTAAACAAGAAGAAATTCAAAAAATAAATCAAGAAAATTCTTAATAAATGGGACTAATAACACAAACAGCTAGAGAATATTACGAAGGGCATC